CGGGATCTATCTTTAAATAAACAAAATTGTCACCATACTTACCTAAACCTCTACACCACATTTGTAAGTTAGTATTGACGTCTAATGTATTTTCAAAAAGGTCCTTAAGTATATTTTTAACACGTTTAGACTCTGAATAAACTGTAAGTATATCTCCCTTTTCCGATAGTGTTGTAGACTCCTCTGAGTATATATCTAACGCTGCGGATATCTCAGGGGTAAATTCCATAGATTCGTAATCATAATACGCGGCCAATCTATTAGGTTCGTAATAAACCGATTGATTATATAAGGACTGATCTAATTTAGACCACTTATCCGCAATATATTGAGATTGTTGTTGTTGAAGAAGTGATTTTTCATAATCTTCCTTACTATCTGTCTTTAACAGAGTATCCCTATCAAACTTGTATTGTGGTGGTGTAGAAGGTTGGTCAGCCGTAAAACCGAAAACCTTTGTTAACCTTTGATACACCGTCATATTTTGTTTTGCCATATTAATAAATATTAGTCTTTATAATATACGTATTTTTTTTCACTTTATAAACCTGTTTAATTATCTATATCCTCTTTTACTAAATAACCAACTATGTTCCATGTACTGATCTTTACTAACATTTTGGTTAGATGGGTTATAAGGTTGTCCATCTGTGGTCATCCCACCCACCGCATCAAATGCAGTACCGTGAGAATAAAATGATTTTTTAGTTTCGTATGTCCTCTCTGTTAATAACCAAGAATCTAACATCGCCTTATTAGCGCTATCACTTCTTTTTAATTGTGTAAAACATATGTCACCCACGTACATAGCAATTGCCATCGCCATAATTGCATCATCATGAGACCCTTTCATATGGTTAGGTCTACCATTAATATAAACAAACGTATTTAATTCATTTAACAGTCTTGAGGATCTAACCATAAATCCATGTCTAAGTTTCTCCTCAAAGGTTGCAACGATCTGTGTTCGTTTATTATTAAAGTTTATACCCGGTATCTTTTCTTGTGCCTTTTTGTTGTATTGCCAAATATTATTAGAATTAACCCCATCAATATATTGGTCCTTATATCCCATTTCTTGTAGTTTACGAGATGTTGCAATACCCATACCTCCCGTAATATCCGTTGCTACGAACGCCTTATATAATGTACCCCATTTATAGACAATGGATGCTAAATCATCGGGTGGTATCATACCAACGTATTCTGCAACTTGTTCGTTTTCATCAAAGTCAATAACACATATAGATGATGAATCGGCACTATCTCCTCGAGATACGTCGACACCCATTATATATCTATGACCCTCAACAGGTTCTTTCCATAACCAAAAGGTACCCTGCATGTATTTTTCCATGGGGTCTTTTATCATGGTCTTTCTTATTCTGTCTTGTATTGTACTTGGGATAACACCATCACCAGAACCGAGGAAGTCGCACTCCAATTCTTGTGCGATTTTTCTTTTGTCATACTTGAATTTTTTTGCCATATTCTCAAACCAATGAGAGTACGGTTTGTATCCTTGTTCGAGTAATTCTTCATATCCTTCCCAACCCTGTTCTAAAATTATCTCATCATCATTATATTGTTCTCTATTTAACATATAATGAATAATATCATCCACTTTAATCCATTTTAAATCACTTGCATATCTCGGATCTTTAAACCACCTTAAATCGGTTATTTTAAAGTCATTCATACCTCTTAACGCCTGATCATATACTCCATAATAAATTGGGTCATGTCCGTTAGGTGTAGAGATAAGAATTACCTTACCACCCGTGGATAAGGATGCCATACACGCCGCCCAAAAATCTTCTCCCGCCTCAATATATGCTGCCTCATCAAAAACTAGTACTGTTGGTGTATAACCACGTAGTGCATCCGCAGAAGTTGCAACCGCCTTAACCTCACACCCATTATTCATTCTATATCTACTTTCTGAATTCTTGTCTGCCGAAAAACCAACATTAATCCACTCTGGCCACTGATCTAAGAAACCTCTAACCTTGTTCGCCATTTCGATTGCAGTATCTCTTTTGTTGGCAATAATTAGAATTCTCTCAGGTTCATCTGGTTTTGACATTTGAATCCTTTTAGATAACCAAGCGGCAGTTACTGTAGATACACCTGCCTGTCTATACTTACGAGTTATATTTTCATTATAATTGTCGTAGTCGTTTATTAGTTCAATTTGGTCAGGGAATAACTCCAATGGTACGTATTTCTTTTTTGTGTTGTCGTACGTAGTTAAATAAGTTTTAAGGGCATACGGAGTATCTTTCATGATCTTCGCATATTCTTTTAACTGTATGAGTTTATGTTTATCCATATCCTATAAATACAAAAAAAGTGGTCTATTGACCACTTTCTTATAATCTGTGTTATTTAATTGTCGTCTTCAGGGGAAAATGTAATCCCTAATGACCCTAAGAATCCTCCGAGACCATCGTCATCGTCATCATCTTTTTCTCTATTATATTGGTCCTCTTCGTAATCTTCATTTTGTAAATCTTGAATAATCTGATCTACCATGTTACCTAAAATACTTTTACCCATCGCCGAACCTCTCATTATCTCTTTAGCAACTCTGAAAAATTCTTCAGCATCTAATTGAGAAAATCTTGAGAAAAGATAATTTTGGATGTGTGTCATATCTTCTTGATTTAACCTATCAGGATATGAAGATCTAAATTTCTCCCAAATAATTGGTCCTAATCTTAAATCCCAAATTTCTGAAGGTAAAGTGTCAGTTTTATTCATCACCATCTCTGCAGATCTTGGATCGTCAGGTAAACCTTGTGTACCCATAATTTCCATCACCCCTTTTATTACTTCGTGAATCAATGCAGGGAAAAATACCGCTCTTGCGATAATTGTAGGAGGATCTGTTTCTGTATCTATTTCTTCTTTTCCGGCTTGTTGTCCATCACCCATACCCATTTCCATCATTTCATCAGGTAGTACCCAATAAAGTAAATCGTTGACCGACATTAAAACACCATATTGGTTTACGATGTTTGGGTCTCTTTGAGTTAATTCGTCAGCTACCAATTCAAACATATAGTGACCTTTCTTGGACGCTCCTTGGATTAGTGCATTTATAAATCTTCTTTTCGCAGTTTCTTGATCAAATTTCTCCATCGCATCCATAAAGTCTTCTAAACCATCTTCAGCCTCTTCAGGGTTTACACCAAATTGTTGTTCTACTTCTTCTTCACTTGGATCTTCTGATTCCTTAGAAAAACCTTCTGAATCTATACCACCTATACCAACTAATTTCGCATCGAATTGTAGTGTGTCTTCAGGTAGTGACATTTCTTTCTTAACAAGTTCTACTGCTAAGTTCTCTAAATATTCTTTATTGTCTTGTTCAAATCGTAAAACACTCATCAATGTTCGTTGCATAGTACTCATTAATTGAGATAGTACATTCTGATCCGTTATATTACCTTCTTCACCTGTATATCTTTTTACTTTTGCGACAACATCCTTAAATCTCTTGGATGCTAATAGTTCTTCAAAGTTAGACGCAACACCTTCCGGTGATTCTTCAGGAAATGAAGGATTATCTTTATAAGGTGTTTCTCTTGACGCTAATTTATCTTCCACGTCAGGTGTCATTCTTTCAGGGTTATCTCCGTAGTCTACCGGCATTTCTTTTAAACCTTTTATAGTTTCTAATAATTCTTTTTTACTAATCATTCTGCTGCCATTTTTAAATCAAGACCAATAGAATCAAAACTTAGTTGTTTTGGTAACTTAGCCTTAGGTTTTGGTTTATGTTTTGGTTCAAAAGGGTTTTCTCTTTTTGGTTTACCTGGCCTTGTTGTTGGTTTTTCCCTTACAGGTGCATCGGTATCAGGTTTGGATGGTTCAGGAGATTGTTCATCTACGCTAAAATAATCTTGAGCCGCAACTAATGCGTCAGGTGAGTCTGAAAGTGCACCAATCATCTCATATATCTCCTTTTTAGTTGTAACCTCTGTATGATAGTTTTCTTTAACCACACCTTCTACCCATTCTTCGATACTTGTTTCTTCTTCCCCTAACTCTTCGTCTTCTTCAGTTTCTTCTTCATAGGTAACAAATTTTTCACCTTTTCTTTTTGCATCTTCCACACCTTGTTGATCGTCTTTAGGTATATTTAAGGTTTCCTCAGACAATACTCTACTTGATAATTCAGTTATTTGTTTATCTGTTAGTTTAGAAAGGAACTTCTCGGTGAACCCCTCATTTAAAAGTTTTGTTACTATTACGTTTCTTTTCATATTCCCGTATTATAATTTAATTCTTCTTTTATTAGAGTGAAACCTCTTGATTCTATTTTTTTATTAACCTTATCTATTTTATCACCAAATGAAAATGTAAGTCTTTCGAACTCACTCTCATAATCGAATTTTTCCCACCCTAATGAAACAACACCGTCAACGGCATCAATTACACCAAAGTAATCAGATTTTTGTATTAGTTCTAAATCAATGTCACTATTTTTAAGTACACCAACTAAACTGATATATTCTAAATGGGGAGATAATGGTTCCACACTAGTAGATGCGGGTATATGATACCACTCCTCTATATCAAATTCGAGTTGATCACTAAAAATAAATTCATATTGTTTCTGACCTTTATAGTCGGCACCAATTTCATTGATATAGATAAGTCTCATATTACTTAAAGTATTTACTCAAAGTATCGTCAACGTTTTTGTTGATTTCCTTTTTGAGTTCATCTAAGTCAAGTTCTACGTCTTCTTCCATTTCAGATACCTCTTCGTGTCTTACACTTAAGTCTGCAATGTCTTCTATTCTTTTTTCTTCTACTTTTTCTGATTCAGGTAAATCACCTTCTGGTATTTCATCTTCATCAACAATAGTGTCGGTATCAATAAAACTTTCCAATTTGCTCATTATTTCATCTAACTCTTCGTCAGATGGTTCGTCACTAATTTCGTCGTCCATTGAATCTTCAGATGGGATATCATCCATTCCTTCTTCATCAGAGAAATCATCTTTAGGTTCGAACCTCTCAACGATTTCTTCTTTATCTTCCTCATCTAATGCATCAAGATTGACAGCAGAAAGAACCATGTTGATAACATACTTAATATCATCACTTTCCATTTTTTCTTTAACATCTCTCAATGATTGTCCTAGTTTACCTGAAAATTTTTGTATCTCTGACATGTAGTCTGATCTTTTCCCCTCTTCTTCACCTTCAGGTTCCATTGTAGGTTCTTCAGATGGTATTTCATCTTCCATACCTGAATCTGCTGGTGGTAAGTCATCTATTGGTGCGTCGTCTATAGGTGCATCAGCCACAGGTTCTGCGGGTACATCCTCTACAGGTACGTCAGCAACAGGTGCGGCATCCTTGGTTTTTAATACGTATTTCTTAGCCTCGTTAAGTGTCTCTTGACCACTTATAAGTTCTAATCGTTTTAATGCCGATGAGTAAGACGAAAATTTATTTTTGTCTTTCATAAACATTCCACCGATATAATCAAGGGATGATTCGTTAATACCTTTCTGTACATAGTACGAAGATCCTTCTCTAACAACACCATAAACTCCATTGTCAGCCACCATAAGGTACTCCACATTTTTGTTTAATTTGTTCTCGTTAATTGTGGATTTAGGGGTTCTACCATAATTGGCAATTTCCATAATCCTTTTTAATTTTTCATCTACAGGTAATTTTTCACTACCCAATGGTCTAAGATCTGACATATTTAAATAATTATTTATAA